CTAGTTAATATAGTTTATATTAATCAGACCATCAATGTTACGCCTTACATTCCTAGCCTCTGCCTTGGGTGTGGTATCCTGCTCATAATCGTTTATAAGCACCCTAAAACCGCTTGTAAGGCTCATTACAAGCTGATCATACATGATACCCGCATTATCTAATTGCTTGATTGTACGCTCTCTCATGGACTCTGGTCTGGCTGTAGTTAGAATAATCTTATTACCCTGACAATGCCATTTACAGATCTTTTCTGCTGCTTCTGGCAGCATAGAAATATCGTCATTTTTCATGACATCTAGAAAGTCTTCGGGTTGTCTAAATATTGTTCCATCAATATCTATAAAAAATGTCTTTGCGTGCATAAATATAAGTGTGTTACTAAAAGTAAAATTTGGACTACGGCCTGTTACGAACTGCACTGGTGGATGTTGACTACTCTCACTTTCCTTGCATTAATGGAAAAATGTTTAAATACATAATCCAACCGGCACCACTTCCAATACATCCTGCAAAAATTGCACTAAGGATTGGATTTGTGTCGAATTGTTGAAAAGGATCCCAGTGCAATGTAGACCAGAATACTCCTGCCCAGAATCCTGTACATAGGAAACAGTTTACAAGATTTCCTAGAGGCGGTACTACCTTGGATATAAGGTTTCTGACAGGGGCCATGATCGTACTGTTTACAACAATCGTTGTTGTTCCAAATACAGCCATTATCCAAACTAACACATCTACTAAGTAATTCATTTCGGTAATCCGTTTGTCTTGTCTACTGGGACAGCACAGGGAATCTCTCTGTTCCATCTTTTCATAAATTCGTCTTTTGCCTGATACCATCCGTCTCTCATATGACCGTCAGACTCGTGCCTAATCATAATAGGAACTACGTAGTTAGAATATCCTTTATAATGTGCTAAAAAGGTTAAATGAATGTCGTAAAAGTCCCAGTTACTGGTCAAGTACTCTGGTTGTACCATGCCAATCTCCTTTATAGTCTTGTAGGTCGATGCAAATAAACATCCATCAAGAACAGTAACTTGACCCGGTTGTCCGAAATAATTAGGTTTCATCGATACGTCATCTTTACCCTGCCATACAAATCCTCTTGTTTCACCAGATTGCCTTGAAGTCCACCATCCACCGTTAGCGGGAAAGTTTGTAGCCCCAGCTATGCCTACAAACCCTACTCCAGGCTTTTTGGCAAATTCAATAAACTGTTTAAATTTACTGGGAGAGGACAATATTTCTACATCATCATGCATGAATACAACAATATCGTCTTCTTCAGGTTGTTCAATCTTATTTAAATTACTTGAATGACCAGCGTATATTGAAGAAGCGTTATCTTCAATGAGGGTATCCATCTTTACTGTTGGGTATCCGTCAAACGCATCCTTACTATAATCAATAAGTGATTGAAGAGTATTACTTATCTTCTTTCTGTCTCTGGTACATATACTTAAGTAAATCATTTTTAATATGGAATATAATAGGCAAGACCTTTTAAGGATAAAGGAACAATTTGAAAAATGCTCAAAAAACTGCGAGTATTTTACCAAGAACTACGTCAAGGTAGTTCACCCTATCCGGGGATTGGTTAATTTTGATTTGTACCCCTTTCAGTCTAGGATATTGAGTGAGTTTCAAGACCACAGGCTTACTATCCTACGTAAGTTTAGGCAGGCTGGATGTACGACCCTAATGGCTGCTTATGCATTACATTTTTGTATATTTAACACAAACAAGAAAGTAGCGGTATTATCTAAGGGTGATGCGGAGGCTAAAGAGCTTATATCCAGAGTAAAGATAATGTTTGACGAGCTTCCTTTTTGGATGAAACCAAAAACTAGAAAGAATAATGATCATACTTTAGAGTTTGAAAATGGATCATCAATCCAGTCTAAAGCATCAGGTAAGCAATCAGGTCGTTCTATATCTGCTTCTCTTTTAATATTGGATGAAGCTGCTTTTATTGAGTATATTGATACTATTTGGGCTGCTGTTGGCCCTACGACTTCTACAGGTGGTAGAGTGGTGTGCCTTTCTACGGTCAACGGAACAGGTAATTGGTTCCACAAAATGTATACTCAAGCGTTAGAGGATTCAAATGGATTTCATCATATTGACATTAAATGGCAAGAGAATCCTGAATACAAAAGACACGAAGGATATGAAAGCCTTTACGCTGAGTTAGAATCTTATGACCCCCCTATCCTAGTTGATAAGTGGGAAGATATTACTAGAAAAAAGCATAGCTTCAAGGAATGGGAACAGGAGTATGAGGGTAGTTTCCTGGGTACGGGTGATACTTACATCGAAGGTGAGATCCTAAGAAACTTAAAAGAAAACTGCAATAAAGATTACTGGATAAAATATAACAACAAAATGCGAGTTTGGGAAGACCCTAAACCCAATCATGAGTATGTCTTAGCTGCTGATCCTTCCATAGGTAGAGATCGAGATTACTCAGCATTCCACATCATTGACATCTATAATGGTAAGCAAGTTGCAGAGTTTTACAGTAATCGAACGCCGATTAATGAATTTGCAAAAATCATAGCTGACGAAGCAAGATTGTATAATACTGCATTTGTATGTCCTGAGAGGAACGGAATTGGCAACAATTTAATTTACTTCTTACAGCAGGAATTAGAGTATGAGAATCTGGTAATGGATGACAAGCGTGAGATAGGGATAATGATCACCCAGAAGAATAAAGAGAAGCTTTTAGCAGATATGGAGCATAATATTAGATCCAGCAGGGTTTTAATAAACTCAGAGAGATTGGTCGATGAGCTTCTTACTTTTGTTATTGACCCTGATTCTGGCAAGATTAAGCCTGATACTAACTGTCATGATGATTTAATTATGTCTTTTGCCACCGCTATCTCTACTTTTAATGAGTTAAGAGGGAATGCATACATAGAAAAGTCAGAAGATGAAACTTATATCCCTCCTGCGGTGCAGAACGCTTATACATATAAAGTAACGACCTCAACCGGAGAGTTGACCGAAGAGAATATTAAATGGCTGATAGGAAAATAAGAGAGGGTGCGGAAGGGTTTACTCAGTTTGCGGATCCACAGGCTCCGTATAATAAGCCTTACGGATTAATTGGTAGATTCTTCAAGAAGTTTTTTGCCCGAGAAATAGAGGATGTAAAGGATGATCAGTATGTAGATCCTTTAACTAAAAGGAGCGTAGCATCACCTAAACCTCTTCAAGGGGATACGGTCCAGTCTAATCAAGTAATCACTATCGCTTCTGAGTTTGGGCACGAGAAAACTTTTTATCCTGTTCTCCCTCAGATCGAACATGATCGTAAGAAGAGATACAAAGAGTATGAGGATATGGATGGTTACCCAGAGATATCTTCCGCATTCGATATTTACTCTGATGATTGTACCCAAGAGAATATAGACGGAACTCCTTGGAATGTCGTTACAGATGATGAGCTTGTTAAGAGAGAAGTTGAGAACATGTTTGAGCAAACTAACATGGCTCGGTACCTGTGGGATATAGGAAGGAATACTGTAAAGTATGGGGATATCTTCCTTGAAACTATTATCGATCTTGATAACGCAAAAAGAGGGATTCAAAGAATTAAGATACTGAATCCTAATTTTATATTTAGAGTTGAAGATGAGTTTGGATATCTAAGACAGTTTCTTCAAGAAATTCCAAAGAAGAATGATTGGACATCATACGGAAGTATCGGACCAGCCCTTGACGATTCAAAGATGATTAGTCTCGACCCAGGTCAGATTATTCACTTTAGACTTCACACTTCAGATCCTACCCATTACCCTTATGGCAAGTCGGTTGCTGCTGCGGCTAGAGTCACCTATAAGAGTCTAAAGATGATGGAGGATGCAATGCTTATCTATCGTCTAGTTAGAGCACCAGAGAGACGTATATTCTACATAGACACGGGTTCACTGCCTGCTTCAAAGGCTGAAATGCATATTAAGAAGCAGATGGACAAGTTCAAGAAGCGTAAAAGTTATAACTCTCAGACTGGCAACATTGAAGAGAATTTTAACGCACTAGCTGCTGATGAAGATTTTTACATTGCCGTGAATGGTAAGGGTTCGGGAACCAAGATTGATACTCTTCAAGGGGCTGACAACTTAGGTGAAGTTGATGATGTTAAATACTTTAGGGATAAGCTTTTAGCTGCTCTTAAGATTCCTAAGGATTACATTGTAGAGAAGGATCAATCTCCTGAGAGGAAGGCAAACCTATCCCAGCTTGATGTAAAGTTTGCTAGGGTTATTACTAGAATACAAAAGTCTTTAGAAATTGGATTGGAAACCTTAGCAAAGCGTCACTTGATGCTTAGAGGATTCCCTAAAATCTTAATATCTAAGCTAAAAGTTAAGTTACCGGCCCCTTCAGACATGGCTCTTAAACGTCAGTTAGATACTGATGAGCAGAAGGCTAGAGTTGTACAAGCTGTTAAGGGACTTAACATCTTCCCATTAGAGAAAATCTACAAAGACTATTATCAAATGTCAGATGCTGAAATCGATGAAGTTAAGGATGGTCTCGAATCTGATCAGAAGGATCCCGCATTCACCGCTGCTTTAGGGGGAATGGATGCAGGAATGGGAGCACCTATGGGTGGTGGAATGCCAATGGGTGATCCTCCTGGTGAGCCTATGGAATCTGCTGAAAACGGACCACCACCAGCGATGGAATCTGTGGATATTGAAGCTATGAAGTCTTTAGCAATTGAGGCTAATTGTGACAGTGAGTTAATAGAACTTTTGGAAGAAATGGGACAACAAGAACATTTTAAATCCCAAGAGGCTGAGAGACGGTCTAAATAATTTTGATGAATTTTGTAAGTCATGCTAACTAACCTTATTGAAAATCGCGGAAAAGAGTTCAGTAACCTAATTAAACTTGGGGATTACCTCGCTAGAACTCTGAGAGAAAACGTAGAACTATTTAATGTGGAGGACGGTGTCGCAACCTACCTTACTGAGAGTGGATCTGTTATTAGTGGAAAATACGCATTCACCCCTACCTTAAACTTATCTAAGATTATCGTAGAGGATGCTTCCGTTCTTGAAGATGTTAAATCTTTTGAATCCGCTACAGATAAGAAAGTGATGAACTTACTTTCTAATCTTCTTGAGGATGACTATCAAACTGCTGATAATTCTTTTGATAAGATATTATCCATGTTTGAAACTAAGCTATCTTATGACAGGATCAAAACAAGACTTCAAGAGAAGGTTGAAAGGTTTGGAGAGCAAACCAAGATCATATCTTCACCGGAGTTCCAACGTGTTAACGAGATCAAGGATAAGATTGTTGAGTTCTTAAAGGAAAATAAGAATGTCATCCAGTCTTCAGGAATTAAGAATGGCATGAAACTAGCAGCACTAGTCTCAACATCTTTTGACCTTCCTCGCATGACGGTCAATCAAATTCAAGAAAGTAAGAAGTTCGAAGTTAAAACGATTGGCAAGACTAGCATTTATGAGCACCTATGCAGAAAGGAGTTAATTCAAAAAGAACTTCTAGAAGCTAAGGAAGGATTTGAAAACATTTGGGTTACGAACGACAGCGTTCAAGAGTTGGCTTCGATGATCTTTGAGTCTGATGAAGGCACCGTAAGACATCAAGTCGCCCAGGTAGTTTCAGAAGCTCCCTATCTTGCGCTATCTACTAAGAAGCAAATTTCAAATCTGATCCGTAACTCACTTTCAGTGAATGAGATCAAGGCTAAAGATCGAGAGATAAACTCGTTTGCTAGTAAGATTTTTGAAATGAAGGGTCCTGTTAAGAAGCACGTTATTAACATTCTCAATGAAAAGTACGGTATTGACGTACGCAAGTTAAGCGAAGTTCCTACATTTAAAACTTTAGTAATGACTGAGGCTGAGATACTTACTCATATCGCAGGCTTTGCTCCTTCCAAGTCAATTGTAAAGAAGTCTCTTCTAGAGCTTGCTAGATCCCTTAAGCTAAAGAACGGTTCGGAGGCTATCGACTTATCTGATTTCTTAAATGAGATATTTACGGAAGCTGAGTATGCCGGAGTATTGAATGAGACTAGTTTGATGGATTACATGGATTTCTCTAGAGTCGCTGATGACCTAGGGAAGATTGGTCAAGTTCTGAAGATGCTGGGTCCTGCTGTTGATAAGGTAGCAGACCAAGTAGAGGATCACGGAGAGGACATGGCCGATGATAAGC